TAACAATCTGAGTAAATGATTTATAATTCAACTTCAGAATGTTATTTTCAAGAGACTCCTGATAATCTTTAATGGATGCATCTTGATTGATCAATGATCCATTAACATACACTTCAAATATGTTTGGTTTGATTCCACGCACAATCTTATACTGTTTATTACCCGTCTCAAACTCGACCTCAACAACACAATCTTTTTGATTAATAGCGTTGATTAAAGTTGGTTTATTGATATTTCGAAAACCTTTCCCAAATAATACAAAACAGAGAGCATCTAGCAGCGTTGATTTTCCAGAACCGTTTCCACCAATGATGAGTGTGTTTGATGAGCGATCTAAAGATACCTCAGTGAAGCTATTACCCGTGCTTAACAGATTTTTCCAACGAATAGTATTGAACTTCAGCATCAGTCAGATTCCATTTCCAAAGATTCGACATATAAACTTTTTAATAATTTCTTTAATTTATCCGAATCAACATCCACAGTCATTTGATCAACATATTTGGTCAAAATCGTCATAGTATCTTCAGCCTCATTTACAACATCATCGACTGAATCGGATACCTCCATAACATCATCAACGATGGTCAAATCTGCTGGTGAAGCCTTATACAATTTGTCCATCATGTAATCAAACTGATATAGGTTTGTTTTATTCAAAGTAACAACTTTCACATAGGAGTTTTCATACTTACCGAAGTCAAAATTATTCCAATACTCCATGCCCTGATCAGTATCATCATAGAATACCTTATGAAAAATCGTGTTAGGATTGCTGATAAATTCAGCTTCTAAAGTCTCAGTGTCAAATACATGAAATCCTCTGTTATCGTTGTAATCTGCCCAAGTTATCTCATATGGATTGCCTAAATAATGAATATTACCCTTAGATGATCTATGATGAAAATGCCCGGAGTACACGGAATAGAATCTTGAAAACAAGCCTGCACTCAAACCATCATGAGACACATTACCACGATCCATTTCAAATCCAGCAATGTCGAAATGCCCAAATAAAACTTTAGACTCGGTGTTACTTAGAAATTCTAATGAAGATTTATAGTTGCTTGAATTTATCCAAGGGCATAATGCAAGTTTTACATTCTCATACACAACATCTGTAGGAGATGTGTGCACATTAATATTATCATAACCATGAAATAATTCATTCATAGCATTAATTTCATTGGTGTTTTTAAAGGCAACATCATGATTACCTATAATAACATTCATTGTAATGCCAGAATTGCGAAGCCTGTCAAAAAATCTAGTTCTCCAGGAGTTTAAAGTGACAAAGTTAATGAACTTGCGTCGATCAACAACATCACCCAAATGAATGATGTGTTTAATATTATGTTCTTCTAGATGGGGAAAGAAGACTCCTTCCCAAAACTTCATGAAGAATTCGTTGAATACTAAACTATCACCTCGCGCACCCGCGTGAGTGTCTGTTATTAGCGCGATCTTCATGGAGTATCAAATAATGATTCTAATTCAATTTTCTTCATCAAATCTTCTTCAAAGTCGCCCTCATTTTCCTCAATATCAACTTCAATAAACTTATCAATACCCTTTACTTTGGCTTTCTTTTTCTTCTTACCTTCTTCAAAATTCTGAATGAATTCACTAATATTATCATATATATCAAATTGGCGAACCATCTCACCATCGCCATCCTCTTCAGACAGATGACCCTCATCAAGTACACCAAATTGCTGTGTTGCTTTGTACTTGACATAGAGTTGTTTCTTCTCTCTCATGATTCTTCGAAGAAATGCATAATAGATGATCTGTGTGAAATATGCAAAGGGGTTCTTTGATCTCTCAGGATCAAAATTGCGAAAGTACATCACGCAATTTTCAATACCATCTGATATCATCTCGTCTCTAAAGGTGTATGCTATAAAATTTGGCTTACGGGATAAATGGTTAGCGATCTTCAGAAAACATTCACCGATATAATTTGGAACAGGAATATTTGGATTCTTTTTAGAATCTTCTTTATACCTCACTAAAGCTTGAAGGAAGTCTGCGTTATTAATATAATGTTTTTCACTCATAATAAACTCTTTTCAATGTTTTGTGTTTGGAATTTCAGCTTTTTCCAGCACTTCTTTATAAAATTCTTCGTCTGTTTGATCGTATACCATTCTCGATAGCACTCGAAACACGGTTTCTATATATTTGTTTATCATGTCTTCTGTTGGTACCATCACCACCAAGACATCCTCAACATACAGCACAGCTATATCATTTTCAATGACATCAATCGGGAGCCAAGGGATCAGATAATGTGAATATGTGCCCTGACTCTTGACTTTACCTAGCAACATAGGATTTATAAATGTGATTGTACCATCACCAGGGCTTTCGATATAGGTTGATATAACATCATCACCATTTTTCAAGCGAAAAATTCTAGTGAGCTTTTCAGAATCTACATTATCCATTTTTCAAATCTATATTGTATAGTTTATATTCAAATTTTTCATCATCATATATTTTTAATCTCTCAATAAAATGCTGAAGAGTTATATTAGGCTTTTTACCTATTCTTAAATCATCTGAAAGATCAAACAAAGTTGCTTGTTCCTTGTTAACGCCAAGCCTCAACACCCGCCCAATACTTTGCAAATTTCTAATGCGCGATTTTGATGGTGATGCAAATACAACATTATGTAGATTGCGAATATTTATCCCTGTGGAAAAGGTTGCGTATGAGGCTACAATAATTGCGTTTTCCTCATTCTCAGTTATTTTTCTAGCATTCTCTCGCTCTTCAACTTCAGTATTACCATACACAAAAAACAGTTTTCTGTCACTTTTTACAGATTCTTGTAATAAATTATACAACACTTTTCCGTGTTTGTCAACCAAGCTGAAAAGCACTAGAGTGTTTCCACTCAAAGATAACACAAGATTTTTAATGAATCTATTTCTAGCATCGTTTGATACTATGAAATTAATCTCATCCTGATAATCCCACTTATTTGCTTGTGAACAGACTTCTTTAGGATATTTTAAAGTCAAACACTTTATCTTAAACGCAGCTAAACTATTACTATCAATGAGTTCTTTTGTTGTTACTGTCTTATAAACTGAACCGAACAAACCTTCCAAAACCATTCTATTTGTTTGTGTTCCATCTAAGGTACCTGTAAGCCCAATCCGGTATTTCGCATTAACACAATTCATAAGAATGGTGGTCAGCGATTTAGCCTTAAATAAATGAGACTCATCTCCAAAAACAAAATCAAAATCATTAAAAAAATCAGGATTTTGTGTGTATAGAGACTGCCATGTTGAAATTGTTAGAAATGCTGTTGTTGTTTTATCCTTACCACCATAGATTCTATGACAATTCGTTTTAGAATCATAACCATATGATTCAAAATCACTATACATCTGTTCAACCAAAGATGTTGTTGGGGCTATTAACAAACCCCTTTTTAAGCCTATTGATTGAAAATACCTCAATATCAAATATATGATAAGAGACTTTCCTGATGCTGTTGGAGATAGAATAAGCAGTCTTCTATTGCGAACAGCGTGAACAAATGCTTGAAGCTGATAATCACGAGCAACAAAGGGCAAACCTAAAGATGCTGCAAAATCCGCGCCCTCTTTTAATGAGTAGTTAACCGATAACTCAAGTTCAGGATCAATCTCTAGATCATAATCCCTCTGCTTGCAGAATACTTTAACATAATCAATAAGACCTCGATACAATCGCATGGTTCTTGTGTCGAGCAGCCGTATTTTACCATCCCATAGCTTATTTTTATATTTTGGTGTAAATTGATAGCCTGGCACCATAAAAGTAAAAAATTCAGACAACTCTTGTGCTAAACCTCTATCACACTTCACTTGCATGTAGGCTTCGTTGAGTGGAAGTAAATGTATCATGTACCTTGTATGAATCTTTCCCATTCAATAAGAGCCTTGATTTGAAAAGTTCTTGAATGAAGTTCTTTCATAATAGATAAGCAGGACTCGATAACCTGTTCAGTCAGTGCCTTTTGTGCTAATAGTTTTGTAACATCATCATCACTATCGATGTATGTCTTCAACACTTTTAATAAAAAAGGTTCCCAACCATAACGCTCAAGTGAATTTGCATCCATATTGCCTGTATAGTATTCCCACTTCAGGCGCTTCATGCGATTGATTTTGAATTGAACATCCCTCAGGACAAGTTGATTGTGAGAGAGTATATTCAAATATTTACTATGTAGTTGAGGAATGTTTGTTATTTCACGCCCAGGCTCTGTTCTATCAACGACAGAGTCCTTTTTCCACATTTCTAAAAGCTCATCTAATTTGTTCATAGATTTCTCCAATTTGGAGAGATATTATCATAATATAATGGGTTTGTCAAGCAGTTTCTATGTCAAAATAGGAAAATCTAAAGGTGGCATCAGCAGATAAAACAGATTCCGGGGAATCCGATGCTGAAAAGATTATAGAAGAAAGTGATGTTGGAAAACACTCATACAACTTTACTCTGTAATTCACATTGTTGGCAGATGTTAGAAGTGTAAGGGATGCATCAGAATATTGTGGAGTATCACTTACAGCAAAAGCCTGTTGCAATTGTGGTAATCTTCGATATTCAGAAAAATCTGTTGGGAAAGTTAATGCTCGAATCCAATCATGTATGTCTTTCCAGGCATTTAAATCTTCATCAACCATGAAAGTTACATTCAAAGTGTCATACAGCAGTTTTTCACCAGGTCTATACAGATCGATGAATGGGGTTGATTGTAATATCTCACCCAGTGACACACCAGGTAAATTTACAGATTGACAGAAAAAGGTGGTATTCGGTAATCTGGAAAAGTTTAATTGGAACTTATTAGGATGCAATAAGTTATGATTAGCGGGAGTTCTGGAAAGTGTAG